GGACTATCAGGAAGAGATGGAAATTCAAATAGCGAGGGTCACCAGAGAATTTGAAGAGGCAGATCTATCAGATGATCTGTTCTACATCGATTACACTTTGCGTGCTATATTTGATTCTCTGGAACTCAACAAGTCTCAAGGATGGACAGAACATATGAATCCAGGAACGAAGGCCGCTTGGGAATCACCGGCGGAATTCAGAAAGCTCATCAGTTTCATCAAGGCGAGATTGTTTGTTAGAATGGTCTTCGGATTTGAATCAATGGCGTTGCTGACACCACACGATGCAGTATACTACGGAATCAAGGATCCAGAAAAGCTCTTCATTAAGGATGAGCCTCACTCTCAAGCCAAGATTGATTCCAACAGATACCGCTTGATTTGGGCTCCGTCATTGGCTGACACACTATTGCTAGGTCTCACAACCAGGAGGTTTGACAAGCAGAATATTGCTTGCTTCCAATTGGGAGACGTTGACTCATACGGAATAGGCATGGGCCACCACGATGCAGGGCTCTCACGTACGGGAGTAGTCATCGGCAGGATGCTAGTCGAAGCCCATGCCAACGGGTATCGCACCATTCAAGGTGCTGATTACTCTGGTTGGGACATTTCCGTTTGTAGAGATGCTATGCTGTCAGTTTCCCAAGTCCGGAAAAACAAGGTTTCCGGTCTCGATCCATACGCCACTTCCTTGGCACATGAGATCATTGACATTGAACATCTTTGTCTTTCTTCCCATGTGATTGAGGTTGATGGCACTTTGACGACGGTGCGCGTTTTTGGAATTGTAGGTTCCGGTACACTTGTTACCGGTTCCAACAATACCCTGGCAAATCTACTCATGACCAGCGTGGCTGGAGCCAGGGATATGCACTGCGTGAGCGACGACAACATTTATTGGGGCAAAGTCGATCCCGCAGCCATAGACGCGTTTGGACTCACTTTGAAAGATACAGTCCGTTGTACAATTGAGTATGACAGGGGCATGTTGAAGGTGGAAAATGTACCTTTCACCTCCCACGTGTACACTGTCTCGCAAGTGCTTCCTGCTACTCCTCCTCACGAGATGCTTGTCCAGAGCACAAAAGTGGGAAAACCCTTCACAAAGAAGCCAACCGTCCAAGTGGAATATGCCAATCCTAGCAAGCTTCTCGCAAACTTGGTTCACAAGACCAAGCATGTCGGATGGTTGGTAGGTGGCCAGGTCATGACCCACACAGTGGATGAAGACATAGTGAGGGGTGTTGCTTTTGCTCTCAGACACTCGGAATATTTGAC